TCAGGAAGCATTACTTTTTCTAAATAATTAATTCTATTGACTATTTTATAATAAAATGTTATAATAAGTTCATAAAGACATATGCAACTTACAAACTATTATTGGTATTTTCAATCAGCAATTCCATCCCGTATCTGTGATGAAATAGTTCGTTACGGAAAACAATTACAAGATCAAATGGCAGTGACAGGTGGTTATGGTGATAAAAAATTAAATCAAAAACAAATAAAAGATTTAAAGGAAAAAAGAGATTCTAATATTGTTTGGATGAGTGACAGATGGATATATAAAGAAATACAACCTTATGTTCACCAAGCAAATGCATCTGCAGGTTGGAATTTTCAATGGGATTTTTCTGAATCTTGTCAATTTACCAAATATACTAAAGGTCAATTTTACGATTGGCATTGTGATGGGTGGGATAGACCTTATCAAAGACAACAAGGTGATCCATCACACGGTAAAATAAGAAAACTATCTGTTACCGTTACTTTATCAGATCCAAAAGATTATAAAGGTGGAGAATTAGAATTTGATTTCAGAAATACGGACCCTGATAAAAAACCTAATATTATAAAGTGTACAGAAATATTACCTAAAGGATCTTTAGTCGTATTTCCTGGTTTTGTTTGGCATAGAGTATGTCCAGTTAAAAAAGGAACAAGACATAGTTTGGTAATATGGAATTTAGGATGGCCATATAAATGAAAAATAAAAAATTAAAACAAAAACAGCGAAAACAAAAGAAAACTCAATTAAGTTTTCCTCAAAAATTAAATTTAGAGCAATATTTTTCATGCCCTATATGGTGGGTTGATGAGCCTAGTTTTGTTGATAAACTAAACAAAGCATCAGATCCATATATTGAAGCATCTAAGAAAAATTTAAAAGAAGCAATAGATAAACGAAACAAAGATTTTGGTAATAAAGGAGATATGGGCCACGTATTTCATTCAACAACATTAATAGGTGATCTTAACTTTAAACAAATACAAGATTATATAGGGGCTACATCTCATAATTTATTAAATGAGATGGGTTTTGATTTAACAAACTATCAAGTGTTTACTACAGAATTATGGGTGCAAGAGTTTGCTAAAAAAGGTGCAGGGCACCATACATTACATACGCATTGGAATGGTCACATATCAGGATTTTACTTTTTAAAAGCTAGTGAAAAAACATCTATGCCTTTGTTTGAAGATCCAAGACCAGGTAATGTTATGAATTTACTGCCAGAAAAAGATAAATCAAAAATAACCTATGCTACATCACAAGTGCATTATAAAGTTAAACCTGGTCGTATGATATTTTTTCCGTCGTATTTACCACATCAATATATTGTTGATATGGGATATGAACCATTTAGATTTATACATTTTAACTGTCAAGCCATACCAAAAGGAGTATTAAATGTCGTTTAAGAAAAATAAATACAGTGTTTTAAAAAGAGCTATATCAAAAGAATTAGCAGATTTTGTTTATAAATATTTTCAAAACAAAAGAAATGTTGCAAGAGTATTATTTGACTCAAAATATATATCACCATTTACAGAGTATTGGGGTTTATGGAATGATGACCAAGTGCCAAATACATATTCACATTATGCAGATATGGCTATGGAAACTTTGTTACAAGAAGTAAAACCAACCATGGAAAAACATACAGGATTAAAATTAAGTGAAACTTATTCTTATGCAAGAATATATAAACAAGGTGATGTATTAGCTCGTCACAAAGATAGATATTCTTGTGAGATATCTACTACATTAAATTTAGGGGGTGACCCATGGCCCATTTATCTAGATCCTACAGGTAAAACAGGTCAAGCAGGTATTAAAGTAGATTTAAAACCGGGTGATATGCTTATATATTCTGGTTGTGATTTAGAACATTGGCGAGAAGAGTTTACAGGTAAAAATTGTGGACAAGTATTCTTACATTACAATAGAGCTAATTCAAAAGCTGCTAAAGAAAACGCATTAGATAAAAGACCTTTACTAGGCCTACCAGCTTGGTTTAAAGGATCTAAGTTGACTATTTCTAAAAAATAGTATATAAAATAAGTCTGTGGGGGGAGACACCACCAATCACCCTCCCCCTACTTAACCCTTTGAATTCTCCTTAAATCTGATATACAGTTATTAAAACAGGATATTAATATGTTACAAAAGATAGATATCTTACCTGGGTTCAACAAACAAGTCACCCCTACAGGAGCAGAAGGACAATGGACAGGTGGAGATTATGTACGATTTAGATATGGCACACCTGAAAAAATAGGTGGGTGGAATCAATTAGGAGAAAACTATATAACAGGAGCTGCTCGAGCTCAACATCAATTTGTCAATAGTTCTGGTTTTAAATACTCAGCAATAGGAACTAATAGAATTTTATATGTATACACAGGAGGTGTATTTTATGACATTCACCCTATTAAATCCACTAATACATTAAGTAATGCTTTTAGTACAACTAATGGTTCTACTTCAGTAACTATTACTTTTTCCTCTCCCCATAATATTGAGGCAGGGGATATTGTTTATTTAGATAATTTTACAGCTATTACAAACTCTAATTATAGTGCTTCAGATTTTGATGATAAAAAATTTATGGTAACTACAGTGCCTACAGATACCACTATTACCATAACAATGCCTAGTGCTGAAACAGGAAGTGGTGCAACTACTTCAGGTGGTATTAGGGTTCAACATTATTATCCCGTAGGACCAGCAACTCAACTTCCTGGATATGGTTGGAGTTTGGGACAATACGGAGGTACTGTTTCTGGAGAAGCAACTACAACTTTAGGTTCTGGTATTAATGCGGTAACTACAACCATAACTTTAACAGATGCATCTCAATTTCCTTCATCAGGAACTAACTACGTTCAAATAGGAACTGAAGAAATTTCTTACACAGGTATATCTACCAATACTTTAACTGGTGTTACTAGAGGAGTTAGAAACACCACAGCTGCTAGTCATAGTGGTGGAGATACTGTTACCAATAGTTCTGATTATGTAGGATGGGGAGAAGCTGCTAGTGGAGACTATGTAATTGATCCTGGTTTATGGAGCTTAGATAGTTTTGGTAAAAAACTAATAGCTCTAATTCACAATGGTCCTATATTTGAATGGGACTCAGATGCGACAAATGCAACAGCAACAAGAGCAACCATTATTAGTGGTGCACCAACCGCGTCCCGTGATATGATTGTATCTACTCCTGATAGACACTTAGTATGTTTTGGAACTGAAACAACTATTGGTACATCTACTACTCAAGATGACATGTTTATTAGATGGTCTAATCGAGAAGATATTAATACATGGGCTATTACTTCAACCAATACAGCTGGTTCACAAAGACTGGCCGACGGATCACGGATCATGGGAGCTGTTAGAGGTAGAGATGCAACATATGTATGGACTGATACTGCTGCATTTACAATGAGATTTGTTGGAGTTCCATTTGTATTTGCCTTTTCACAAGTAGGAACTAACTGTGGTTTAATTGGAATGAACGCTGCAATCGAGGTAGATGGCGCTGCATATTGGATGTCAGAAAATGGTTTCTTTAGATTTACAGGTAAACTAGAATCTATGCAATGCTTAGTTGAAGACTATGTTTATGATGATTTAAATACCACAGCTCAACAATTAATTAATTGTGGGTTAAATAATTTGTTTGGAGAAATATATTGGTTTTATCCAAGTAATAGTTCAGAAGTAGTTAATAGAATGGTTAGTTATAACTATTTAGATTCAAGTCCACAAAGACAAATATGGGTTACTAGTAGTTTAAATAGAACTACATGGTCTGATTCTGCTGTATTTGGTAAACCCCATGGTACACAATACACAGCAGGGAATGATGTATCCTTTGATGTTGTAGGAAATACTGAAGGTAGAACAGCATACTTTGAACACGAAACAGGAACAGATCAAGTAGAAGCAGGATCTACTACAGCTATTGCTGCCAGCGTTGAATCTGGAGATTATGATATAACAGTTACTAAAGAAGGAGGAGCTACGCTTCAAGGAGATGGAGAGTTTTTAATGAAGATTAGAAGATTCTTACCTGACTTTATATCTCAAACAGGCAATACTCAAATTACATTAAACCTTAGAGATTATCCTAATAGCTCACAAGCAAGTTCTCCATTAGGACCCTTTACAATTAGCTCAAGTACGACTAAAGTAGACACTCGTGCAAGAGCACGAGCAGTTTCTTTAAAGATTGCTAATACAGGAACATCACAAGACTGGAAATTAGGAACCTTTAGACTAGACATACAACCGGACGGAAGAAGATAATGCCAATAGGAAGAATGCAATTACCAAGAGAATTAAGATCCAGTGGTGGAATAATGAGTATAGGTGACCAAGGGGGTATGAAAAATTATTTAGGTAATCAACCAATGGTTACCGCTCCTAAATTTTGGAGATCAGGACCTGACTCACCTCCAACAGAATTAGCTTATATTACAGATGCTGAAAAAGATTTGATTATGAGAGCGGATCTACACGGTTCGTTATCTCAAGGTCCTAATGAAGGTCCTTCTGGAATTATGTCTTTAGACTCACAAGGAGATTACACTAGAGATAGAAGTCCAGGTGCTTATAGTAGTGGAGCTTATGGAGACGCATCTGGAAGTGGTAGAGCAGCTTC